CTTCTGGAATACCATACTTTTCAGGAATACATAGAATTCGTACTCCTTTAACTTGCTCGAATTTTATTTGTTCTACTATACGAACGTCTATTGTAGGAATATTCATATAGTGATAGAACAAACTTAATTGCCCATTATCATGTGATTGAGTGCCCTCTATTATCATTAGAGTAGCATCTCTCATACTGCATAATTGAACGAGATCATCCACGAATCTTATTGCATAAGATACCGCTGGATTATTACTCATCATTTTTAGATCAAATAGATCTCCACATATTGCTATCATATCAAAATCAATATTAGCAATCCTAGATGTAAAATCTCTTGTAAGTACTTCATATTCGAACTTTGGATCTATAACTCCAAAATGAATATCGGCTATACTTACTATTCTTAAGATATTATTTGTCAATTTATCACCTTCAAACTTTATATTTTACCTTTTTATAATATATTATTGCTATTTAGATTGATCCTCTTTAGCTTATAACAATTATATAAAGGCTGCATTCTGGTCAAATGATAGCTTTTACCTCTTACTAAAAATGATTGGTTAGAACCCTAAGAGGAAACTCTTAGGGTTCCGTCTCGTCAAAATCGTTTATTCTTATAGTAATACTTCATTAGCTCTTTTGTTCCATCCATAATGCAGGATATAATGAATGCAAACTTCTCCATATCAAGAGTATCTTTGTATTCATAAGTACCATCTTCGAATGTTATCGTTTCAGGTTGCGTGTTACGACTATCTGGAGATCTATTAATCTCCAAATTGATGATTTTAGCACCATTCTTGAACTGGAGTATAAATTTGATCGTAAAATCGCTTTCTTTGTAAATCATGGCGTATGAATCAGTATAATTCTTTACTGTACCTAGAAATAGGTGCAGTTTAGAATTATCTGAATATGAATGCATAAAGCATTCATGAAATGCATTAACAGTCTGCCAGATCTTATAAAGAGTATCAAAGTCTGGACTGATTGTATCCATTCTTTTGAGTACTTTACGAAGCTGCCTCCATGCTTTGAAGTCATGCTTTTTCTTCTTCATGAAGATTGGCTCCATGAATTCATTTATTTCGTCGTATATTGGTCGTGGTTCTGCTGGTATGTTTCTTGGTAAGGTCTTAGCAATTGGCATACCATAATAGCTTTTATTCTTACTACTCATAATTGATTTCACCTCCATTACGTAGATAGGCTATATAAGATGGTTTTTAAACACGATTCATATATTGAACGCAAATTAATCTGGATTGAAATCCACATTGTTTGACGTATTCCATATAAAAGAGTTTTATCGTAAATCTCAAATGTCGTATTCTTTGCATTAATTATAAAGCATTTATGACCAGAAATATATTCAATAGTTCCGGTCTCATCATATCGCACTACCATAAACCCCTCACCAAAGTTATGTATTTGCTCAAACCATATATTTGGGTTTGAATTTAACAATGTCAATACAAAGTCTGAAAGAGAATAAATGTCTCTATCCATCAGGGCAGAGATGTATTTCGTGATTTTTTCGTCTATAATTTTATTTCGCAAATACGCAGGAATAAACTTATATGGGGCTTTATTCTTCAAACTGCATAATTCACGAATTTTATTTAAATCTGCCGAGTCCATATAGTTTTTATACCTCCCAATTTAGTTTCTTAAATCCCTCTTCGACGTTCGCTAAGTTGTAATAAGCAAAGACAAGCGAAAAGAACGCTAATTCACAATCATTCATATATTGAATATCATATGGATTATCGAAATTCAATACGCATTCATTATAACTTACATCAGATTTCGATAATTGCAATATAATACAACCATCAATCTCTATTCCCATTACGGTTCTTAGCATATATCTATACGCTGCCAACTGCAAGCAATAATTGAAAGTTATATGATTGCTTGTCTTATAATCTACGAGATATATCTTCCCGTTGATTCTATATAACCCGTCAAGAGTTCCCCCGAAATATTTGCATACTAGAGTATGCTCATGCAAAATCACCTCTATAGAAGCATTAGATTTAACATCATTGAACCATTTTAAAAATGATCTATACGCCATCGTAGCTTCAGTAGTATTATTCTCCCCAAACACAAATGACTCATTGTCTAAAAATGAATCTATTCCATTATGACACTGCGTTCCTATATTAGCTGCAGCGTCTAAAGTCTTTCTGTATGATTGATGTTTAAAACCCAAAGAGTTGGCCCAGTACATCAAACCATCAGAATGTATACATCTTGAAAGTATCTTTGTTACTCTAGGCACTTTACACCCCTCAAAATCATAACAGTTAGAATCCGTTATGATGTTCCCCATAGTGTCTATAAGAGCAACCATCTGATTTGATGATTCCATTTAATTACCCTTTCTTTTCTTGATTAAACTCATCTATACCGAGCCTCACTAAAGTATCAATTTTATCATATGGCAAGAACCATATGTTTCCTAAGATATACATAAATTTTTCTTTATCCTGAGTTATAATATCAGAATTACCGCATATGAATTCGTTAATATGATTATTTAATTCTTCTTCAGTAATACAGCATCTGTACTCAAGAACTTCGCTAAAGTATTTCACAAATTTTAACGGCAATGGATTATAATTATCCATTGCTTTTGGAATAATACTAAGAACACCATAGGCTATGCTAAATACCTCTGCAATATGCCTCTGAGCAAAGAATAAATATGTACTATCGCGGTTAATATTAGACTTATCGACAAACTTATCAAGTATACTTCTGTAATTCTCATTAGTTGCAAGATACATGCCGGCAATAACAGTGGTATTCTTGCTGTCGAAGTTTAGTCTATAAACCGGTGAAGCCATATTAAATTCATTAACATTGATTTCACTTTCGTTATTATTTTCCATTATTTCTTGCCTCCATAATTTTTATATTAATCTAATGTGGCTATAAAAATAAACTTCGATATTTCTGCATAGCCGAAACATTATTGTAAATTATTATAGTTTAAGGAGGTTAGTAAAATGGCTAAAATGTATGTCGATACTTATCTGTATAGGCAATATCCTGAGTATGAAAAGAAGCTTTATGGGTTTATTCTCAATGCTTCAAGGATAGATACTAGCAGTAAGGAATTTCAAGATATTCTCTATGATGTAAAAAGACGTAAGATAAGCGATGCACTTACAAAAATAATTATATCCGATAATGTGGTTTTAGGAATCAGTGATGATGGACCATTACCGAAGGCATTTAAGGTATTTGCTGCCAAAGATGTGAAAGAAAATAAAAATAAGATTAAGGTATTCATAGACGTATCAGGAGTTATCAAGTTTGAGAACGGAGTTTATGTATGCAAGAATCTTGAATGGTTTATGAGTTATATCATAAACGCTATGGTCTCTTATATATATGCTGTTGCTCCTAATAAATTATTAGGAAATTCATCTGTTCTTAAAGATGGCGGCGACGCATTCGTCCATGCCCTTTCTTATATAGTAGATAGGCTTTATAAAATATCTACTGTAAGAGATATCAAACTCAGAGTAGAATACTTAATTGCAATTTACTGGCAGGTTTGTATCATCGGTAAATCATTAGAGAAAGATTATGATTCCATTATAGCTAACGCTATTAAGCTAAGTGGAATTGATAAACGTAATGCTGCAGCTGTAGATATTCTCTATAATAATTATGAGAAGATCGAAGATAGAGCACCGTTTAATAACATCGATCTCTTTGTAAACTCATTATCAAAGCTTGGGTTTAAAGATATTAAGACTGCTAACTTTGTTTCTTACTGGATGAGTGCATTTGGTACAGGAACAGTGTTTGGAATGGAATATTTCCCAGCATTCTCAGCAATGCTTACTAATACATACGTTGGCGGTTATTTGGATCAGCAGATTACTATAGAGAAAGTAACCGCTAATTCAATGGTTTCATTTACGAAGACAATTCTTCAGATAGGAGCGAGTGTAGTATGATTACTAGGGAACAGATTTATGATCTTGTAAACTCTATGAAATCACATACTTTATCTGCTTTAAGAGAAAATCAACGATATAAATTACCATATATTATGGATGATGAAGACGAATTATTTGACACAGATAGGATCTTGCATTCAGAGAAATGCAAGATCTTCCCTGTAGAAAAATACCATTACAATGAAAGATGGTATCATTTCAAATATTCTGTAGATAATCCTGAAGAGATATTTGGCATTCTTAAAGTAGAGAATATTCCATACAGATCATTCTATGATAAGCAAGAGAAATTATCTTTCATTGCTTCAATGGAAAGAATGGTTACTCAAAACTATATAGTTCCATTTATGCTTTTCATAGATAATAAATTCGTTAACTGGAATGATATAGATGTGGTTTTTGATTGCGGAGAAACATACTTGCTTCTCCATGGTGATAAATATAACTGGTATAATTTAAAAGCCGTTGATAAATTTAATATCGTAACACTGCCGTTTAAGGTTGAATATATCGGTTCTCAGACCGATGATGCATTCAATCTTAATCTTTCTGCACTTACAGAGTTTTTGCAGTCATCTATGGATAAAGTAAACGGTAAGATTGTTGTTAGCATCCCTACAATGGATAGCGATTTTACATACAATGACGATACTTATAATATCGGTGCTTGGTTATACAGACAGATTAAGTTGAATTATTTAGGATTATTGCCTAAAGACAAAGTAGATCAGCTTAAGAAGATAAGTCTTGTAAGATACGTAGAAGATGATAACGGAGATAGAATCGATACTTATACTACAAGATTTAATGCTCTTGATAAAGATGTATATGATCAGGAGTTATATGATTCATTATGCTATATGGATCTTAATCAGTATGAAAGCCATAAATTATTCTCATTTAACGACGATGGGTATCTTGATAAAGATGGCTGCAATATATTTTATATCTTAACCGATAATATGTATTATGACCATTACACTGCATCAACAAGCGTCATTTACAATGACCATATGAATATCAATAATATTCTTCAAAGAGAGAACTATTTGGTTTTCAAAAATGGAGAATTAGACGTAGATTGTGAAATCTATACTGGATTGAATAATCTTATGAGAATTATGAATAGGGATGAGAATACTTATGATATATTTACGTTCTATCCAATGGATGCAGAGCAAGTATACCAAATTCCTACATTCAATTTATCTCAAGATTATCTTAACGCTAAAGCCAAAGAATATTTTGAGTTGAGCAAGAAAGCTCAAACTGGTGTGAAAGCTATATTGATGAATGAAGATGGTTCTGATAGCGATAGAATTATCGATAGGCTTGACGTGGCTTTCGTTGATAGATTCTACACTGATTATTATCAGGGAATTATTTATATCAATGAAGAGTATAAACTCTTAGCATTATTAATGGGCGATGATGGCAATCTTACTGGAGAGAAAATCATTGGATTAGATTTCGGCCCTAGATATGAAGGAGAATCTATTACTGTAGATGATACTCTTGGCAGCAGTCTTGTTGCTAAAGTCATTAATAATGAAAGTGAACTTGGAGATTTATCTATAAAGAGTTCATTCATTATGATAGATCCTAAAACGAATAATAAGATAGAGCTTATTACTGCATCTAATGATAAGCTTTATGCCATAGTATTAGAGAATGAAGTTAAAGATACTTCATTTAAATATATAGATCCTTACAATACTCAGATAGCATATTTAGATGAAGATACAATGACGCTTGTATTCGATCCAAAAGATAAAAATCTTGATGGAAAATATGTATATCTTGAGAATGCTGATAATGAACTGCATCCGCTTGTTCTCATAAATGGCGGAATGTATGCTGAGATTTTCGATAGAGGAGATCAAAGCAAAGATGAGAAGTTCGATGGAGAATTCTTATTAATAGATACTTCTGTCGATTATGGAATTATATTCATTGATAGAAAAGTCTTTGCTATGGGTATGGACGAGGATGGTACTTTTAATGGTAATAATATTGAAAATATCATTTTTGAAAATATTGGTGATAGTAATATTATGAATCTTGAAGGTTCTGTATTGTTAGACTACAGAGACGCTGAAATTATTGATTATATTACTCTTGCTATGCAATGCTTAGATTTCATGCTATCAGATAAACTTCCGTATTTGGATAATATGAATAATGCTATCCAAGCCATTGTGGATTATAATGTGTCTATATTCAATCAGCTTAACCATACCAATATTGAATCCACAGTATTATCTGGAGAGGAAGTAAATAGAAATCTCGATATCCCTCTTGGTGCTGAAAATAGAAGAGGTATAAAGATTCCAAGACAGAAATTTTATAATCATGAAACTTTCTGTATGATATTCTTAAATGGTGAGCTAATCGAGCAGTATTCAAAGATGATTGTATATCATGATTTCTTCTTTATTCCTATAGAGCATGATTATGAATTCGAAGATGCTGATGAAATTGAAATTATGTATTTCCTCAATTGCGATAACAATGAAATCAATTTCAAACTTACCGAATACGTTATGGCTACTAAACTTGGTGAGGCTAGGCTTGAAGGAATAACTGCATTGCTTCCTAACGACTTGAATGAGATGATGAATGGCTCAATGCAGTCTAATATCAATTCGTTGGATGATGCTAAATTAAAGTATCGTTACATTACCACAGATGGAGTATATATGCAGGATAAAGACCCTAATGAAGTATACGCCAACGTGCTCAAAGCAGATATTTTCTCTAAGTTTATCAGACCAGAAGATTTAAAAATCTTCGAAAAATATCCTGAAAATATATTACTCTATCCAGAATTGATTGATAGAGATAATGATATAGCTTTCAATGTATCATTCAGTGAAGATAGAGAAACTTATCTTTATCCAGAAGTAATGGATAATACTAATGATATATTTACCGCTGTATCTAAGCGTAAGTTTATTTATCAACGCTTATACGTAGATCAGAAAGCATATAGAATTAAACTTGCTAAAAGATTTAGATTCTGTGATAATCAAAAACAATATATGCTCTTTATTAATGGTAGACGTATCTATGAAGAAAGCTTCTTTGTTACAACTCCAAAATACAGCAGGCCATTTTGGGGTATATATTTGTATTTAACCAAATTTGTTACTCCTGAAGATAGAGTAGAAATCTTCTATGTTCCCGAGGAGATGCAGAACACGAACGTTGGTAATACTATTGAATTAAAAGAAGATGGTTATATAGAGACAGATAAAACAAGTCTTGATGTACCATTCGATACTAGATTATATTTATTCTTTATCAATGGTAAGAAAATAAATCCTGATAATATGACAGTTATGAGCTCTAATATGCTGAGAATGAGTAAGGATACTAGAACTCTTATGCCGTTGGTTATAAATAAAGTCTATACAGACACAATGCCTGAGGTTGTAGAGTATATGCACGATCCAGATAGATTATGTAAGTATGATGACTTTATAGAGCAGATTAAGAATGCTTCATATCTTGGAAAAGATGAGTTGGATAGAATCTTCGGTATTTACGTTCATATGAGCGATTATGAAGAAAATATGCTTAAGCAGAATGTAGGTAGAATAGCTGTAATAAATGAAATCGTAAGAGATTTCTGGGTTACATCTGGGTACCCTTACCACACTAAACCATTTATCTATGATTATGATTTAGATGAAATTATCTATCAGGATGATAATGGTAATTATATTATGCCTGCATTAGACGCAAATTATGAATTAAATATTCGTAAGAATGATACTCATTTATTATACTTCACTGCTGATCCTGCTGTAAATTTCTGTGAGAAAGGTTCTGTTCTTGATTACATTAATTTTATATGGGACTACAGCTTGAGCTTGTATAATGATTCACTAAATCTTAATATTGTAAAGCAGACTATTAACGATCATAGTATTGATACCTCTGCCAGATCATATGAATGGACTGATCCTATAACAGAAGATACAGATTTCCTCTTTACGGGAAATACTGGCTCTAAGTTATTGCAGGATCATTATCAGGTCAAATTCGTCAATCCAATCTATTATGGATTGATTAATGAGGATGCTTTTAAGCATTATCGTAGAAATGCTATTATATCGCTAGAAGACCTTATAGCATTAGTTCCTAAGAATGGTATTTTGCCATCAGAGGAAGAAATGCTTAAACATATGGAAATTCCTTATATAATTGAAGAACTTCGTAAAGATTATTATATCTTTAGAAATCTTATGCTTGTTAATGAGAAATATTTAACTAGCAATTATGTCTTAATTAACGATTTAATAGCCATTATTCCTGAAGACTGGAAAGAACTTATGGATGGAACGATGGATATTATCGCCGAGGACGGATTAGAGGCTGTAAAAGAGAGATATAAATGGATGAGCTTTGATAATCTTCTTCTTGTAGATCCTAATGAAGAACCTATAGAATTCTTGAAATGGATTAAAGCCATTATTCCAGCAGATGAGAAAGATGTTATGGGTTATCCAGATAGATTAACTAGCAAAGATGGAGTTATTCTTATGGATGACCATATTGATACTGTATTTGCTATAACTTTAGGAACTGATGGTAGATATAATGGAAAGAAAATTTATAATTTAGATCTTATTTATGATAATACCCCATGGAGCTTCTTCGAGTTTTTAGATGATGGAGTGTATGCTATTAAGATGGACGAAGATGGTGTATTAACTAACGACATTATTGATGGCGATATAACTTTCTTAAATAGTGATAAGGACGTCATAAAGGGATTTCACTATATTATAGACTCAGATCAAGAATGGAGCACGGTACAGTTCATTGATGATCTTATGGTTATTACTGGAGAAACAAGCGCTGCTACAGTTTCAGATAATGAATCTAAGCTCACATTTGTCAATACAGATATGAGTAAGATTGGAGATCTTGATTATATCAAAGAACTTGTGCCTGAAGGAATAAATCTCATTGATGAATTGGTAGGATTCTTATTAGACACTAATGGAAATGAGACTAAGGAAACCATTAGCGGATTTACTTACCGTGAAGTAGATGATTTCACTTCAAGTGATACTGATGATACTGTAGTTCATGAATATTTTGATGGTGCTCTTGATGGTATTCCATCTGATGTTGATGTAGATACAATGCTAGAAGATACAATCTATGCTAGTATTATTGACGAAGATGGAAACGATAGTGGAATTATATTAAATATTGAGCCTAAATTTACTAAAACTTCTGCTGTCGGAGATCTTCCTATGGTAGACTTTAGTGAAGTAATTGCTCTTACTATGAATGATAAGGGTGAATTCTTGAAAGATCTTATAGAGCCTCCTGAAGATAAAGAAACATTCTTCTATCTTGGAGATGATAATGACGAAACTATGCTTGCCATCGCCGATCCCGAAAACTATGATAGGAGCGCTAAGACTGATAATACTGAATATATGGATGATGGATTTGATGCTTACGCAATGGTTATGGATGATAGCGGTGAGTATACTGGAAAGATTATTAATAACGTATTTGATGTAGATGGAACTGAAGATAACGAGAATGCACAATTCTTAGATGGTACTATTTACGCTAACGTATTAGATTCTGACGGTAATGAAAGCGGTAAAGTCATTAATTTCTTAGATTATGTCGGCGCAAAGCATTCTGTATCTAAAACAGATAAAGTTGATAGAATCGTTGATCTTTATGATTGTATGCTGCTTGAAGAAGATACTACAAGCAATACAGTATTCTTATCATCTTTGACTGCTGTTATGGCTACTGACGATACAATTATGAGTGGATTAATGGAAGCCAAATCAGATACAGAAACAATGGATGATTTGATAGCTAAATATAATTGTGTATCTTCTGATTTCTTACTGATGAATAACAATGAGGAACCAATTCATTTAGTAGATGGAAGATTAATGGCTATTATTCCTGCAAATGAAGCCGACGTTATGGGTTATCCAGATAGATTGACTGCATCTGAAGGGGTTATCTTGATGGATGATAATATTGATAGCATATTTGCTATACCATTAGATGGTTCTAGTCGTAGATTTACTAAAGTTGAAGTCTATGATGAATCTCCATGGGATTTATTCGAAGTTTTAAACAATGGCGTTTATGCTATCAAGATGGATGATGAAGGATTGTTAACTAACGATACGGTTGATGATCTTACATTCCTAAATACTGATAAGAGCATAATATATAACGTAAGCGAATATGTATTAGATAACGATCAGGAATGGGATAATCTTCAATTCGTTGATACTTTACTTACAATGCCAGTTGATAGCAGTTCTTATGATTCAGATGGAACTCTTACATTCGTTAATACCGATATCAGCGTTATAGAAAATCTTGATTATGCAAAAGAATTACTTCCTGAAGGAGTAACTCTAGTTGATGAGCTAATTGGGTTCTTGCTAGATAGCGATGGTAATGAAACCGATTCAACAATCAATGGCTTATCTTATGATGAAGAGGGAACTTCTGTTTACTCTGATAATTCTGACGTTGAAGTAGAAACAGATGCTGGAGAGAAATATCAATTGAACGGTATTCCATCTGATGTCGATACCGATGATATAGCAGATGATATTGTTTATGCTAATATTATCGATGATGACGGTAATGAAACTGGAGTTATATTTAATGCTTATACTGGAATTAAGCTTAGCTCTACTGGCTCCATCGTTCTTGATGGAGAAGATCTTAATGGTTTAGTTGCACTAACCATGAACGATAATGGAGAATTATTAAAAGATCTTATCAGTCCAGAGAGCGAGCAAGAAACAATTATATATCTTAATGATGATAGTGAAATTATGGCTATTGCAGATACTGATGCTTATGAAGCATCTATTAGCACTGATAATACAGTTGAAGACAGCGCAGAAGAATCTAATGATGAGAATCTACAGTTCTTATCAGATAGCATCTATGCTAATATATTAGATTCTGAAGGAAATGAGACTGATAAAGTCATTGATCTCATTAATTACGTTGGTGGCAATTATCAATACTTGGATGCTGCTGATAAGAGTGATAGAATTATCTACTTTGATGATTATATCCTCGCCAATACAGATATAACAGATGCTGTATTTACTAAATATCTTATTGCTATACTTGCAGATGCCGATACTACATCTAGCGGAATCATTGAAAGACAATATGATTCTAAAACATTAGATGAAGTTACGAAAGCATTTAAATCTCTTTATGGAGATTTCTTAATGGTAGATCTTGATCAAATACCGTTAGAATACTTATCATGGCTATCTGCAATATCTCCTACAGACTATGACGAACTTATGAGTTCTGATGAAGATCCTGAAGAGGCAGCTAAACATCTTAAAGGTTTGAGTTTATCTGATGGAATGGTTTATAATCCATCAACAGGCTCTATAGATTCCTATTCAGGATTTATGGCTATTGTGCTTAATGAAGACGGTACAGTTTCTGATAAAGTTATTCATGATATAGGAATTGCTAGTAGTGAACCTACAACCAAACAGATATTCCCAATTGGAGATGTTGTAGATATAGATGATCTTGATCTGTTTGCATTACTCGAAAATGGAGAAAGAATCTATAGTAAGTTTAATATATTAGACGTAAATGGCAATAATATGATTATGTCTGATAGAGAACTTAATAATGTTATAGCTCATATTGATAAGTATCTACAGGATACTCCTGATGTAGATATTAAATATCCTATGGGTAATCATAATTACTTTATATATGCTATACCGAAGTATTATGCTTATACCGACAGTACTCATAAAAATATCTCTTTCGAGCTACAGGATTTGAAAGATAAAGATTTCTTACAGCATACTTTAAATCAATCAACTCCTATTTATACTTCAGGAGATGTAGATTCTAATAACAACTTAGAAACTCTTAATGCAATGAATATGACTTGCTTAGGGGAGACTGAGTTTACAAGTGAGTATGGAATAACTGAGAAATATGTTGTATGGATAACTAATGGATATTTTACCAGAATCCAAGAAGATTATGGCATTAAATTCAAAGCTCAGAGCGTAGCATAAAAAATAAAAACTAAACAAGATAGCGGGTAGCCATTTAAGGCTACCCGTGATTTTTGCATCTTGTGAATTGATTACAAACTAACAGTTTCTTCATCCTCTGATGGTTGATAATATACTGGTTGCTCATTTGCTTGCGGTTGTTGCTCTGCCGTCTCAGCCATCATAATATCAATAAATCCTTTCCATGCTTCGTCGCTCATGCTATTAATTAATCCATAAGCAAATCCTATGATACCCGAACATTCATCGAGAATTTCAATAGCTCCAGATCTAGGAAATCCTGCTGTTTTCCATCCCTCTGCGAGTTGTTTGATTTCCTCTTTCTTTTGCTCCGCATATGCGTTTAAACTCTCAAGACTTTCTACTGCTAATTTTTCTTCCATATCTAATTACCTCCATAAAATGATAATATTATTATACTACTACACGAATATATTATATAATCATTTATGAATCATTTTACAAATGGAAAACATATATGTAAATCAGAGAATGTGTAATCATATACCTCCTTTCTTACTATATTTTATGAGCAACATGAAGCCCGATACCAAATACGGTATCGGGCGTCCATTTCATTTTTTGATATATCTAGAAACCGTATTACGATTTCTATTGCATTTCTTTGCAATTTGAGCCAGCGACAATCCGTCTTTATATAGTTTATTGAATTTAGCAATTTCACGTTTTGTTACAGGTTTAACGCCAGAGTGCGAATATAAACCGCACTTTTCAAGCCTATAACGTACACGATGTTCTGAAACGTCAAGAATGCTTGCTATTGCTTTAGTGGATTTGTGTTCTTCAGTGTATAATTTCTTTATAGTTTCAAGATCAACGTCTGGCATGTGTTCACCATTGTCATATGCATCGTATGCGTTTTCTTTACCGTTAAGTCTCTTTCTAACAGTGTATTCACTAACACCAATTTGTTTAGCAATTAATCTTACCGGTATGCCATCTAAATAAAGAGATTGGATAAGCTTCTCTTCATCTTTAGTTACAAAATGCATATCGTCGTGGATAGCATTAAATACTTCCGTATTTGTAACTTTCATTTTTGTGGCTATCTCATTGATATTGTGTCCGCCATTAAAAAGAGCCCTACAAGCTCGCTGGAGATAAGTATCCAGTGGCTCACCTTTTAATCTCACAGGTTTTCTCATAGCTTTCACCCTCTCTTAATAATAGAACTCTAATAGGATATAAAATAATTAACTTATTCCATTATTTAAATGTAATAAAGGGTATGGGAAAATACCCATACCCAGTATCATTCTTATTCTTCTGTTTCTTCCTCAAATGCGCAAAAATCAATAAATTCTTTCAACAATATCTCTACAGTAACGTTTATTTTAGAGAGTATTGGTATAAATTTAGACTTGGAGAAGTCTGCTTTAGATATAATAAACTTAAGATTTTTAGTAAGCTGCGTTAAAGTAATACCGCACTCGTTTGATAGCTCATACAGAATAGTTTCAATATCTGAATTTCTATTAATCTCATGATTTTTCTCACAAAGATCAATGAGTTTAATAATATTCTTACATCCAGCATATGTAGGACTTATACCCCAAGATATAAATTCTTCGATAAAGATTTCTTCAATATCGCAATCAGCATAAGAATCAATAAACTCTTCAGCCTCTTGAGCCTTCCTTGCTTTCTCAGCATCAGCTTGAGCAATTTCTTCTTCAGATTTATTAGAATCATTCTGATCCGTTTCTATACGTTCCTTAATAGAATTAACCAGCTTTTCAGTCTGACTTATAAATTTTGCTGTTTCTTCTTTAACTTCATCTGGTACTGCTGGTTGCTCATTAGTTACGGATTCTTCATCTAAAGTTTCTTGTGCATCAGATTCATTATACGGCTCTACTCCTCCCATTAATGCTGCCATATCAGACGATGCTATTTTATTAGGTTTCTCTTCAACCTTAGGTTCTTCTGGAATAGATATTTGATCTTCTATCTTTATTCCATTAGCAGCCATAGAAATAATCTTACTAATAAGATTAATCTTATTATAAGCATTATTTATAAAAGCGACTCTATCTGCATCAGAATGCGTAGTCTGAGAAACATAAGAATCGTAAATTTCGCCTAATTCATTAAATTGTGATTCGATATAGTTCATAATATCAAAATCTCCTTTCTTAATCTATAATAGTGCACATTTGGCGTTTAACCATTGAACACATTTGAACGTTATTCTTACTGGTAGTTTTATGAGATAACCATGTTGCTGGAGTCATATATGCGACCTTATTTATTAAACCATTTGGGTTATAATGATTTACGTAATAATTATGCGCATTAGCTGCAGCCTCGACAGAATCAAACACTCCTATATTTATTGCTTTGCCATTTATGGCATATATGGCTCTATATCTATCTTCTCCAAGAATACTAACTCCGAAATATGGATTTTGTTTTTGGATATTTATATCCAAACACGTAGCATTAAAATTTGGAGGGAACGTAGGGCATTTTATACCTACCAAATGAGAAAATGCATCATTAATATCCATTTTTGGAATACCTAAATTAAGCTTTGGATAATAAGCGCATTGTTTTTCCACGTAGTTATATACTGTTGCTGCAGCTATTTCATCATCATAAGTTCCAAGAAAGTATCTTGTGCTATCTTTATATATGCAGGATGTAAAATTACCAGTTCTTGTTTTTGTTACACCATAATATATGCTACTTTTATTTTCTAATTCTTCTTTATGCAATGAATTCATTTTAGAATTTTGTATCCTTGGTATAAATTGGCATACTTCCGGAGAATAAACTATTTCTGAAGATAATTTATTAATTTGCTTCATATCCTTATCCAGATTATATTCTCCAGTGGTAATAAATTTTTTATAATTTGGTAATTTTTGAATATCTTCCAAAAAATATTCAAGGCATAACCATCTATCGCATACACGAACTCCTTTTGCACCATATGATTTATATGATTTATCTTTTGGATAATAGCATCTGCGGACCATACAATACCATGCATTATATTCTCGCCGAGTATATGGTCTTGGGTTACCTCTACTAGCAACTCCAAAAAATCTTTTCTCGTAAGGATCTTTAGATCTTTTCATAAATTATAACCTCCATATTTAAATTTAATAAATATGTTTATGTATTAAGTAAAAAACATAAATAATGCAGTACAAACATTATTAGTAAAGATTATAATTTAGTTGAATTTTTGTAATTGCACGTAATAGGCTTAATTAGAATATGTCATCTGGGTCTAATGAGTTAAGTTTAAGACTCGAATCGTGGAAGCGCCGCATGGCGGCATTTTTGGTCTGGCTCATCATTATCATTGTACCTAAACCCACATTGGTAATACCAATACGGTTGTATAATGAGCCCATACATTTTTCACATATAGCTCCATCTTTCTTATTGGCGCACATGCTGGAGAATCTCATCTTTACAGTCTTACCAATAAATTTATCTTTGTTTTCTGATGTAATTTCTGTAAGATTTCCGTTATTGCCGATTACAAAACAGTACATCCAATCTTTAATATTCTTATTAGTAAGAGTAACGTTAATATATCTCTTAGTGCCACAATCGCTACCTGCAGGAAGAACTTTAATATGCTGGGTGGCATTTGTAAACTGTTTCTCTTTGTAACCACCATCTTGAGTTTTTCTTGATCTAGAATATGGACCACCAACAGCTGCATCATTTACTTTAGCAAAATCTTTTGGATCTAATCCATCCATATAAGATGAAGTTACAATATCATATGAGCCATCTGTAAGATGAATTGGTCCACGGCATACATACATATTCTTGAAATTGTTTCCCCAAGAGGAACGAGCTCCAGAATTAAACATATCTACTGCAGGATCATCTTTCATTAAATCCTTAGCATAGTCTATTAATTCATCTTCCATTGCTTTAGCAGCATTAAGATCTTTTGCTGCTAACTCTTTTTCATACTTCTTCTCTAATTCTCTCTTCTTCCTATCTATATCTGTATTCATGCTAAACATAATCTCTGTATGAGATGGAGCTATTGCCGAACAGCAACTCATAAGAATCTGAGACTGAACTATAAAATTCTTAAGATCTTCTAGAGAAATCTTATCCTCTAATCTAGCATACGAAAGCTCCTGGTTGATCTCTTCATATTTATCTGCTGTAACAGGCTCATTAATATAACCGATAATATCGGAAAATGGCTCAATAAAAGATTTATTAAATATCCACAACCCAACTGTGGTTGTGAATTCATTTTTGTTTTTCTTTGTTTTACCATACTTACCTTTCGGTATAACGATAATATCATATGGGTTGAATCTAGAGCCTTTCCCAAAGTTTCCAAAGTATCTCATAACGATATCTTTCTCACAAGCTTCTTCATAAGAAATATTAACGATCTCTTGAACATCTTTAGGATTATCTATAACTCTTGCTTTTCTTGCTTTACTCATATTTCTACGCCTCCTTAAATTAATTAGAATTATTTACATGTCTTTCGCCATAAAATTTAAGCATAATGCTTTATTTTATAGTATTTCTCTTTATATAAGCAATAAATTAAAATGGTAAGATAAAATACATTTTATATCAAGATGTGCAATCCACCTCAACAAGTCAATAATCCAGAACTAAATTTTAATTATATTTTAAGGAGGTAAAGATATATGGTTGTAATCAAAAAAGATGGCACTGAGCAAGACTTTGATATCAATAAAGTCGTTGTTGCTGTCGGAAAATCTGCAGGAAGGTGTATGCATAGGCTAACGGATGATGAAGTTAGTTTTATTGAGCAGTCAGTAAGTTCTATGGCAAAAGAATACGCTGACGATAATGATGGGAAAATACCAATTGCCCAGATGCATATATTTGCTGAATTGGCGCTGGATAAGATAGATCCAGAAATTAGCAAAAGTTATAGAGATTACAGAAATTATAAAACAGATTTTTGCGCCATGCTGGATTCTGTATACCAGAAATCTCAAAGCATTAGATATATAGGAGATGTATCAAATGCCAATACTGATAGCTCTATGATATCAACTCAGAGATCATTAATTTATGGAAAACTCAATAAAGAGTTATATAGAAAGTTCTTCTTAAATAAAGAAGAATTGCAGGCTGCTAATGATGGGTATATTTATATTCATGATATGAAGGATAGGCTCGATGGTCTGAACTGTTGTCTTGCTGATATTCATGGTATTGTTACTGGCGGATTTGAGATGGGTAATGTTTGGTATAACGAGCCGAAAACATTGGATGTGCTATTTGATGTAGTAAGCGATGTAACTTTATCTACTGCATCTCAACAGTATGGCGGATTTACAATTCCAAGAGTCGATAGTCTTGTGGTTCCATATGCAGAAAAGAGTTACAATAAATATCTTGACGAATATAAGAATATCGTAGAAGATTGCGGTGGCATTTACAATGAAGAATCGGCAGATATATATGCTACCAAGAAAGTAAGAAGAGATATGGAACAGGGTTTCCAGTCATGGGAAATGAGATTCAATACTGTAGGATCTTCTAGAGGCGATTATCCATTCATTGCATGTAGTTTTGGATTAGACACTTCTAAATTTGGCATCATTGCAATTGAATCGATTCTTAAGGTTCGTATGGAAGGTCAGGGTAAAGAAGGATTCAAAAAACCTGTATTATTCCCTAAATTATCATTCTTCTATAATGAAGAATTACATGGTGAAGGAAAAGAATTCGAATATTTATTCGATTTGGCGCTAGAGTGTAGTAGAAAGACCATGTATCCGGACTATATCAGTCTAACGGGGGAGGGGTATATTCCTTCCATGTATAAGAAATATAAAACTCCTATAAGCTTAATGGGTAAAACTATTGCTCATGTAAAACTTCGTGAACCGTCTTGTAAACGGGTGTGCGCTTAACGTTTAGTATATAACAGGAAATGGTTATTTAATAAGTGTGCTAACAGGGAAAGCTGACCAAGTAAAGTTGAAGTCAATCCTGTGCTGAGCTATTGTTTGGTATTATAATTATTGGCTGATTAATTATAATAATGAATAATGGAAAGTCAATCGACTAGAAAAATCAATAAATGTAACTTTATTTTTAATAAAGAATAAGGCAATTTTATATTGCACGAAGAGAGTATCGTAGCTGCAGAGATACACTGTAGCGAAGTGCGAAGCGTGTTGATGGTGTGAGCTACCGGAGCGAAGATATAGTCAGGCTCGTTAACCAGAATAGAAATATTCATACGAGTTGTGTAGAGCTTCTTTATCTCCATGGTATGTACGTGGAGGAATGGAACCAGTAGATGAAGATGATTATCCTGTGTATGAAGGAAGATTCAATTTGGGTAGAAATATGTGCCCCGCTGCGTAGTGATACGTAGATGAAAACCTCGTGAACCTAGAAATCTAGGGTGTGCGCTTAACGTTCAGTATATAACAGGAAATGGTTATTTAATAAGTGTGCTAACAGGGGAAACTATTATAGTTTAAGTGTAGCTATAATAACAATCCTGTGCTAAACTTGAATTATATATGGTCGGTAACAGTATTTTAAGCTATGAAGGAGGTATCGACCAATGAATAATATTTATATCGTAAGAAGACAATTTACAATTAATGGAAAAATATTCAGATCAACTTATCTTGATAATTATTATGCTAGTATGGATGGACAAATAACACAAGCATATTATGACGATGATAATATAACTATAAAGAAAATATTCTTAATGAAACAAGAACTTCTTCCTGGAGGTTATAGAAGAATACAAGGTCCAGATAAAATACATCATTCTGTACATAGATTAGTTTATAGTGCATGGGGAGAAGAGCCATTATCTCAAGGTCTCGTAATTGATCATATAGATGCAAATCCGTCAAATAATCATATATCAAATTTAAGGCAGGTTACACAAAAAGAAAATATACATAGCGCTATATTAAATGGTAACTTTATTGGAGGAAATCCAAAACGAATAAGGGTATATGATTCAGAAACTGGAATTTACAAAATTTATGATTCTATAAAAGATTTCTTAATAGATATAGAAGCTCCAGAATACATGATTAAACATAATGCAATATCTAGTATTAGAAAGAGATCTGAATATGATAGATATAATTATACAATAATTCAAGGAAGTCAAACGACTATTGAAATGGTAAGGATTATTGAGAAATAATCCCCAGTAACAGAGTAAAGTACCACAAAGACGAAATTCTTTGGTTGCTTAATTGCATTTGGGGAAGCGCGAGGGTGTCTGCTATAAGACGCATTTATTTATGAGAGTTATAGCAGCATATGATATAGTCTGTTGAAATTGTTAATTCAGGCAATTTCTCTACACTTATCAATGATTCTTGCTAAAGCAAGAAAAGAAGGAAAAGATTTCTATGAAGTTCTTGATTATTATATGGAACTTATTAGAAAATTGCATCTTAAAACTATAGATTATTTTGGCAATAAAGTCGCCAGCACCAATCCAATGATGTTTATGCAGGGTGGTTGTCTTGGCGGTCATTTAAAAGCCGATGAAAAAATTAAAGATCTTCTGAAACCAATGACTGTTTCATTTGGCATAGTAGGTTTAAATGAATTGCAGCAATTATATAATGGAAAATCTATTATAGAAGATGGGCAGTTTGCATTAGAAGTAATGGAATATATAAACAAGAAAGAAGAGCAGTTTAAAAAAGAAGATGGCGTTCTATACGCTACCTATGCTACACCTGGAGAACAATTATGTTCCTTACAGGTTACCCAGTTCAGAGATATGTTTGGCGATGTAGAAGGAGTTACAGATCACGCGTATATGTCTAATTCGTTCCATTGTGGCGTATGGGAGAATATTACCCCTATTCAGAAACAGGATTATGAACGTAGATTCTGGGATTTGTTTAACGGGGGCAAAATTCAATATTGCCGTTATCCAATTGACTATAATGCTAAAGCTCAGAAGACTATTGTTAGAAGAGCAATGCGTTATGGTTTCTATGAAGGCTGTAATCTTGAGCTTTGCTATTGCGAAGATTGTGGTCATGAACAGGTAGAGATGAAAGTATGCCCTAAATGTGGTAGTACTAATCTAACTATTATAGACAGAATGAATGGCTTAACTAATGGGGCCATGTAAAACGCTTTAAATTGCGGGGACTTCCTTAAGATCTAATAACCAAACTATGGTAGGAATACACATAGTGGCGAGTAGTAACGGGCTCGGTATGGTAAAATCATTAGATATTGGATAATCAAACGCAGCGAAACATCCAGAACGGATGGACGTTCAACGACTATAATAAGCGGTAGTAAATAGATTAATAAGATTACTTCAACAAATATAAAATATATTTTTAGAGGTGATTTTATGAAGACTAATTGTATTTAGTTATAAATTCATTAAATGGATTTAGATTTATTTATGAGATGGTATAGTCTAATCCCGTATTGAAGTATCGGGAAACCGAGGGTAGGCTTACTGGTGGGCAAAATGACATTGGTTACACCAGAATCAAGAATAAGAGCAGATATAATGAAGGCAAGTTAGCAGAAATATCAGAAAGAGTATCTATGTAAATAGATAAGTGGGAGAAAATGAATATGATAGATCAAACTTTGATGGATAGAAATATCCATATAATGAAAACTCAAGACAATTTTGATAATGTATCAGACGGAGATCATACTTTCAAAGAATTATATTATCATAGAATGGTTCTATTTGCAGCGTTGGTAAACGTTTATAGCGCTAACTCTTGGAAGTCTAAACAGCATAGCGATGGAAGCATGTATGATGGATATTTCATTGTAGGCATCAGTACTCCTGAAGGACAAGCAACTTACCATTATCAAATGGAATACTGGGATAAATTTAAATGTAAGGAGCTCGAAAGAGCTCCTTTATGGGATGGGAGTTCTCCAGCAGATTGTATAGAGAGAATTTCCAGATCATACACATAAAGGCAGGTGATAGTATTATGAATTATCATACGATAATGCATGAGGATATGAGAAATGGAGATGGGCTGAGAGTAGTATTATTTGTATCTGGCTGCACTCATAATTGCCCAGAATGTCATAACCCTCAGACCCATGATCCGAACTCAGGAGTTAAATTTGACACTGATGCGTTGGATGAGATATTAGAGTGCTTAAATAATGACTATATAGACGGTATAACATTCTCTGGAGGTGACCCACTCCATGAATTCAATCTTGATGGTATTAAATTTCTTGCCTCGTTAGTACGAACCGCATATCCTGAAAAGACCATATGGCTCTATACAGGATATACATGGGAATCAATTCAGCAAAATGATAAGCGTCGAGAAATAGTTGAATTATGTGATGTTGTAGTTGATGGTCCATTTGTAAAAAAATTATTAGATCAAAAATATAAATGGGCTGGAAGCACAAACCAGAGAGTTATAGATGTTAAAGCAACTCTATCATCTGGAGAAATACAATTATATACTTCATAAAAATATTACCGGTAGGTTATTCCTACCGGTAATTCTATTTGAAATAATATAATATAAAAGTGTAGTGCAAGCTATAATATAAAATAAATGGAGGTAAAGCATTATGCACTTAAAAGCTAACTTATGGAGAATCACGGAAAATCCAGATTCTAAAGAAATTAACAATTATCCATTCAGAGTCCAGGATATTTTTGGAGTTATGAAAACGGTTGGATTGGAGAATGCTGTTTTAGTAAGCATTGATCCGTATGATTTCAACAACGACCCGAAGATAATTAAAGAGCAGGTTGAATTACTTATGAGGAGTTCTATCGAAAATGGTATTGTAGTAATAGCTCAGGCTTATGTATCATTTGAAGAATTTCCTAGAAGTGAATTCTATTATGAGAAGGCGGAAGAAGTATCAGAGGAAGAAAAGATTGGTAAGAAAGAATTGCCATTTGATGAGGTAATCGAGAGGCAATCCAAGATTCTTATGGACGCAGGATTCATTGATTTATCTTTCTATACCCAGTTAGAGTTTTCTAAGGTATTTATATCATCGATAAACCGTAATGGAATGAAAGTGTTCAATATGGCTAATGAGCTTTCTAGAAAATAATTAGCCAGAATACATTCATATATTAACAATTTTACAGCAAGGAGGTTTAATACATGGATGATAGCAACAAAATGTTACCTAAGACGCAAGCTGAGCGTCAAGGTAATTCGGCACCCATCTATACCGCTGGTAAAGAAGCGCTAGAAGAAGATAGTATGAATATCGTACTAACGTATCCGTACAGCGATGATTATGAGTTTCAGACTTATCTGAATCGAATCAATCTTGATCAGAGAAGAGCCGACGATATCAAATCTGGTAAGGGATTTATAATCTCTGCTCCAAGAGGTATCAAGAAAGACATTAAGAACCAGGACGGTATCTATTCTTATCGTTATGGTTCAAACTCAATTACCGATGTAGATTCATTTAATGGATTGTATCGTTGCAATTGTGGTATCAAGAGAGGATCTATTAACCATGGTGAATGGTGTGACGTATGCGAGTCTAGAGTTAGATATGTGGGTGATGATATTTCCATCACTGGTTATCTTGTTCTTAAAGACAAATATTGGATCATTCATCCTAATATTTATCGTACCCTCGAAGGCTTTATAGGAGCTGCTAGACTTAATAGGATTATTGAACCTATAGTTGATGTAGATTCTAATGGGGTTATTATTCCTACGGTATCGACAAAAAAAGATGAGCCGTTTAAGGGAATTGGATTAGTGGAATTTAAGGAAAGGTATGAGGAAATTTTAGCGTTCTATCTATCTAAATATCCGCAGAAAAAATTATATTATGATGATCTTATGGTTATGAGACCTATCACATTCACACATACAATTTCTGTATATTCCAGTTTATTAAGACCATCTAGAATCGATGATGGTTCATTGAAGTATGAGGCTTGTAATGAGCAGTTTAATATGCTTGCTAATCTTGTTTATAGATGCAACAAAGATAAGCTTCGTATGGATAACAAAAAGAAAGAGAAACTTAGCATTCTCTATGATATTCAGTATCAGTTAAATAGCGTCTATCTTGAAATTAAAGAGATGCTTGCTAAGAAAAGAGGCGATATAAGATCTGCTATAGGGGGTTATATGATTAGCCCATTTTCAATAGGAATATTGAGAATTAAACTTAATTGAATTGCTGGGAAGTGCTAATGCTCTGGAGCTTATAGAAATATAAGAATCGAAAGATAGAAACAAAGTACAGAGATGGGCTATGCTGAAATAAAAGCTAAGTATAATAGCATACATACTTAGTGCTAAGGTCTATTAACAATGTATAATCAGCAGCTAAGATCTCATAAGTATGATTTAAATATATTCATACAGAGATAAAGTTCAACGACTATCCCCATATGGGACGTGAAACTCGTCTATAGGAGTAGGGCTCAAGTGAGTAGGTGAGAATCCTTTAAATCGAAGTGGTTAAGCATCCTAATAGGTAAAGCTAAGGATGAAGATATAGTCTCGACTTTCGGAGAAAAACCGAAGAAGTTCATAAGAGAACTGCATAGATTAACGACCTATGTGAAGAAACCGAGGTATGCATTCAGTAGCAGGTCTGTTATCAAACAGGACGTATCGCTTCAATGTGATCAGGTAAAATTACCATTCCATGGATTATGTGAATTGCTTCAGCAGGTAATTATCAATATACTCGTAAGAAGTTATAATATTACTTATGCAGAAGCATATAAGAAGTGGTTTAAAGCACAGATTACAGGTAATGATCAGGCTGTCTATGATATTATAGATGGTTTAATCAAAGATTCAGAAAATGGACTGCCAGTACTGATAAATAGAAATCCGACCATATCGTACGGCGGCGTATTAGCTGTTCATGTTGTGGGTATTAATATGGACTATACAATGTCTGTATCATTACTCATATTAAAGATATTAGCTGCAGATTTCGATAAACAAATCTGTCCTCGTATTATAGATAATATAGTGCGGGCTTTCCTTTTGAATTGCTGGGAAGTACTAATGCTCTGGTGCTCATTATTATACATGAGAATCGAAAGATAGAAACAAAGTACAGAGATGGGCTATGCTGAAATAAAAGCCAATTGTAAAATAATTGGTGCTAAGGCCTATTAACAATGTACAATCAGCATCTAAGGTTTTAGTATAAACAATCATACTAAAATAAAGTTCAACGATCATCCCCGTGGGAGGGCGCTCAAGCAGCATAAAAAATAAGCGCAACAGGAGTAGGGCTCAAGTGAGTAGGTGAAAATCCTTTAAATCGAAGTGGAAGGCATCCTAATAGGTAAAGCTAAGGATGAAGATATGATCTAAACATTCGGAGAAAAACCGAAGAAGTTCATAAGAGAACTGCATAGATTAACGACCTATGTGAATGAGTTGGGAGATACTTTAAATATTCTCTACCTGTATAATCAGGACTTTATTAGGATAGCAAATAATGTGCTATCGCCAAGACGGATGTTTATATCTCGAAATGATGGCAGATGCAATTCAGATATGCTATTTTCAAGAGATGTAATCATAAACGCAAATGCGTTAAAATCGCTTTGCGAATATACGCCTGAGCAAGTTGAGAGAATCAAAATGCTTCAGGCAATTGAATAACGAAAGGAGAATGAAATATGGCAAAACTTATAATTGCGCCAAACAACGAAACAAAAACAGGGACAGCAGGTAAACTCGCTGAATTACTTAGCGAGTTCGATCCTAATGCATCAGTCAAAGCTTTAGGTGATGGAACATTTGAGGTTGATGATCCTACATTAGTAGATGACGATGCAGAAGAACAACAGCTACCAACGAATGTAGTAGAGAGAGATCCTGCAATGCCAAACTTCCAGTATCTTACAAGCGATATGTGGGAGAGCGAAGGCGAATATGCAGGTTCACTTCCAGATAATACATCTGAGATGCTTTATAATATTCATCGTAATAATGAGTATGCTGCAAAGCTCTATGCTACAAATGAGTTTCATAATATGCTTATGATGCTTGATTACATGACATTTGCTCAGGCTCATTTAGCAGGAGCAGTTATCGATGATACTGTACAGATGTGCAAGATCGTTGATAATGGTCATAAGCGTAAGAAATAAAATCTCGACCCAAATATATAAGTATGAGGGAGCGCTACTAAAGTGCTCCCTTATATTTTGCGAAAGGAGTATTTAAAATGAATGATATTCCAAAAATTGTTATAAGTTATGTGGAAGTTACAGATGATAATACAAATATGACTGGGTTCTCATTATCGTCTGACGATTTGGTTTATTTTGATATAGATACAAATTTAGAATTTCTCAGACCAGATACGGCATATAAAAGAGCAATAAAATGCTTATTTAATTATCCACATGATTTCAATCAAACAAGTCTTGTTTTATCAGATAGATTCATTGGTTATTATGAATGCCATAATACTACAGTGATAGAAATACCAGAAGATGAAATAGTAGTATCAATAGACATAGCTGTTTTCGATGAAAGTAAACTACGAGCATTTATGATAAACGAGAACATGATGGAGCTATTAAAAATTTCACATGCGTCGGGAAAATCATTAACGCAAGTAAATATTGAAGACGGCGGAAAATGGATATTTAAAATGTGAAAGGAGAATGAAATATGGCACCTATAGGAGAATACGTATTTGAACAAATTGATTGGAGAGTTGGAGACGTGGTTGAAATTGTAGACCAAGTTGATCCAGGAATAACAAACGAGGGAACTATTAAATTTATAGAGCAAGATAACGAAAATGCTACATTATTCTGGCTCTATATTGTGGCTAACGAAGAGGTATTAAATGACAAACCAGATCCTAAAATTGGAATGTTTTGGGAGTTGCTTGAACACACGTCAGATAGAATTACTCTCTTAAGCAGAGCAGTATTATAAAAAACATATAGCGGTAACCCATTATGGGTTACCGTGTTTCTTAATATATTATTTTTTTGTTGTCGAAAGACATAAAATTAAAACCAGAAAGGATGTGAATAATTATGTCTCAGGAATTTAAGTCTTTTAATGCTTCTGATGTTAAAGGATTACGACCAATAACTCCAGATGATTTAAATAAAAAGTTTACAGAAAGAACTTTATTATCTAGCGTTACTCTGCCATCACAATATTCATCCTATTCTATTTGTACGGAGTTTGCTAAAGAATGGTTCTTAGAGAAATTTGGAGATCATTATTTTAATTCAGTTTATGTTGAAGGATCGCATACATTTGATGAATTTAGGAAGTTTTCAGATATTAATGCTCAATTGAAGCATTCTAATCCTTTACTTGCTATAATTCCTACAATAGATACGTCTCATAATAGAGAATGGATCGATACCAATCCAGAGCTTAATATGATGATGAGAAGATCTAGAATGGAAGGAACATTCTTCGAAGATATTCGTCATAATAGAGGATTGCATCTACAGATTCAGTTTAAGACTATCTTAATGCAGTTTACTTATAAAATAAGACTTGATACTAAAGCTGAAGAATTAGATATGATGGAATTTATCAAATTTAAGCATCGTGCTGGTATGACAGAGACTAGAGAATTGTCTTTAGATGTTCATGTACCAAAGAGAATAATATCCCAGATAGCATTCGATAATGGCATTAAGATGTATGATGATGGAACTCCAATAGATAGTTCAGAAATGCTTAAATATCTTAATTCTCATTCATTAATTCCATTCTTATATAAGCTAAGATGCTCTACAGGAAATAATGAATATTTCATCAAAGTACCAGATTGTGTAGCTCATATTAAATCTGATTTTCCTAACGGAGACGATGGTGAACGTCAGGATATGCTTATGACTAATTATAATATAGATTTTGGAGTAACCATAGAAATGACTGCTCCGTATTGCTATACTTATTATTCTCAGCAGGAACAGAATTGGATTCATAAAGCAGCTCCTATAGATCCTAATAAGCATTATATTTGCATAATGCAATCAGCCAAGACTGATGTTCCTACAGAGGATGAGAATCATTGGAAGATGATCACCACAGAACCAGTCCAGTATGAAGTCGATGAAACAGATTTAGGAACAGAAATCGATATAGATTTCAAAGAGCAGTTTGATAGAACTGATATAGAAAGAGTAATTAAATATACTCTTGATATGAGTTTGAATCCTTACCTGTTCATGAATTTCAAAGTGTTTAATGATGCAGAAGAATGTGGATATACGTTTGATTGGAATAATTTGATTATGCACGTAAATCGCAAATTAACCAATCAAGTTCTTGTCATCGGGATATACTGTGATAATGGTTATATTATGGAAACAATAAAGCATATTGATGAATTAGACACAAATACTAGCAGAACCCATATTTAGGGTTCTGCTATATCTTTTGCTTTATAATGTGATATTATTGGCGATAATATTATTCTTTCCGATATATTTAAATCCTTGGACGTTAAGTAAACGATTATAAGATATAATATTGCTCGTACAATTAGCGATGAATATGAATGTGCAATCTTTAAAATAGCAGTTTGTGATGGTAGTCGACACCGAGGCCTCTAGATATATATTACAATCGCTAAATTCGCATCCTTCAATGTTACAGTTAGACCCAATATGGACGTCTGAGGACTCGAAACAAATCTCTTTTAATTTTACCCGCTGATTTACAATAAAATTCTCGCAATTATGAATTACTGTATTATTACCAGCACCAGTAATAATTGTATCATAGTCTTTTACAGATCTATCGTAACATATGGTAAGAGCCTTGAAAGGATAATATCCTGGGCGCAGATCGATCTTGCCACAGAATTTGTTTGATATGAATTCTGCCACTTCAGTAAGATTAGAATAATCGGACTCAATCAACAAATCAACCTGAGATGGACTATATCTTCCATTATCTATACCAATTACAAGATCAGATGAGGATTTATTAATTAATTTATCTGCAGTATATCCCCCAACGCTATCTGCATTGCCACCATCTGCAGGAAGCTTTGTAGGCTTATTCTGTATGAAATTAATATCATCATCAGCAGCATTCCAATCAGCAAATCCTAATCTAGATAATTGGATTAACACATTTAATGCTTTTCTGTCATTAGATGTAAGATGCATCTCGTCTTTAATATGCTCTTCAAAAGTACTATTATCTGTCTTATCTGCAATAGATTGAAGGAGGCCATTTAAAGTACTATCTTCTTTTATTGCATTTATTAAGATTTTAATCTTTTCCATAGCATCCTGAGCATTAAGCATCTCATCGAATCTAGACTGCATTGTTGATACAATATCTTCTTTAGCATTATTTACCATCTGCTTAACTTCAAGAAGAGTAGGTTTATCTTTTAATGACATAAGCGTAGCCTGAGAAATGAATCCATTATTAGCATCAGTTTTAATATCCTCAGGAGTAATCTCTTGCGGTTCATTTGATGCTAAAGATGGAAAATCTTCTACTGTACAAGACTTAGTATCAACGCTATAATTCTTGATTTTGATTAATGAATCATGAGCAGAAGAATTGTTATTATGATCTACAATAACATCAAGAATTTGCTTAGCAAGACTATCCACATAAGCTTTAGATGGTACTTGCTTATCTGTATCGTCACTATTGTTTATTCTATATATAATAGCCATTACATAACACCTCCATAGAGTAAATTTTACTAAAATGTCTTCCAGAATGTCAAATCAAAACAAAGGAGCACAGCACTATTCGTGCTGCGCATCCTCTTGCCTTTCTATTGCTGTTTCAACATATTCCGAATATGATAGTATTGGTACCAGCTGATTTACAAAAACATCAATCTTTTCTTTTTCCTGTAGAGCTATATCCCTATCGTAAGGATGATCCATCTCTGCAAGTACAAACCCAAGTATATTGTTATTCAGATCGAATATAGCAACAGCTTGAGAATATTTAATTTTTTGAGCAGATATAAATATTCTACAATTACGATTATTTAATTCATCGTCATTTACAATAATATATTTCCCATCGTTTATAAGTTTTTCAACCATATCATCAAACAGGTTGATAGGAATGTTGGAATGCTCTATTGACTGTTCTCTAATCCCACTACCAATTGCAACTTTCTCACAAATGCAAGACATTTTGAAAAATCTTACACCATGAGTTGAACTACTACCATTATGCAATAAATATACAGCCAATCTACATGCCTTAGTATCGTGCATAGTATTCATGCAGTTCTCTTTAATCGAATCACGAAGTTTTACGAAGGTATTAAATAGATCTCTGTCCTTCTTTCTTGCACTCGAATTATGCTCTTCTTGCTGTAGAGCTAGTCCCTGAATCTCTTCAACAAATCGCTGCTCCATTTTGATGATTTCATCACGGATTTGATTCATATCTTTCTGCGTAGATTCTTTTAGTTTATTTGAATTTTTCTTATCCAGTCCAAGGATAATAAATACGGCGATAACGAGAGCTATAATTGTTATAATGCAACTTAAAATTATAAAAATAATATGTGATTCCATTTTTTACATTCCTCCTTACAAATGGCATCGTTTCAATATAAGTTACTTGAACGTTGTTTTAAAGAAATAAGTAGGAAGATCTTTGGAACCCTGAAGCTTTAGTTTTGTTTTGTCGAAAAAGGTTCTTACATGGTACTCATCAAGTAATACATTAGTTTGGCATGATTTTACTAACGGGAACATCACTTCTAATTTATTAGTCATAAACAGATTGCCATTGACAAACTGAATAAAGCTATCGAGGGTTGGTGCTATCTCATTAGAAATCTTAATATAGAATCCTCTTCCTCTCCATTCATCATAAGATATGCAAATAGAGTTTTGGTTAAACTCTAATCTCCTAAACTTATCATACTGAATACTCTTGAAGTGTGTGCAAATCAATGATTCAGGATTATCAGTTTTTATTACATTATCATTCTTAATGAAATATACTGAATATAAATCATTTGAGAATGAGTCGACTTTAGTAATTTCTTCCATTCCAGTTATGGCAGTGTGACCTACCTTGTATAAGATATATGCTCTCTCGTTTTCTGCATCCAGCACAAATAAGTCTTTTCTACCATCTGGTAGAGATCTTAATTCGTGCCGTAAATTAAATATTTGTTTGTCATTTTTGCTGTCATTCCCATTAGATGTCTCAACTGTCAAAGAATCTACTGCAGCTAAACTGCATGGGTTATTAAGATCTATACCCTTATCCTCATTAGAATAAGTAATGCTAGTTTCTCCATCAACCATAAGAAGATTTAAATAATCATTAAGAGTATTATCCATGATATAACAATCATCAGCAGTTGTTTCTTCATAAAGAAGAATAGGATAAGTGCCAACTCCTGTAACAAAATGAGCATAGTTTATATTATCTATAATCACAAGCTCATTCGGTCCACAATTGCAATACATGTTAAAGTAAAAGACCTTAGTAGGATACTTCTCGAATACCACTCTATGAATTCCTGCTTCCAAATCCCTAAATTTTTTAGGAAATTTAATTAAGCCAGGATGATCAATTATATCTTCAGGATGATTAATGATAGCTTTTCTCATGAATCTAATGTGGTTAGAGTTATGAATAATATGTGTTATAGGCATACCAAATTCACCCATTATTCATCACCGTCCTATTCCATAAGAACTTCAATTCCTCTCCATATGGCATACAAATAAATGTATACATATAATATTGGTTGGCTCCAGCATCAATATAACCGAAGTCAATAGAGCAATCGCTATTATCGGGTAACTCTAAATTAGCATTATCTGTAACGATAATGCCGCAACACCCATCATAGGCGTTATTTATCGTAAGCTTAATATCTAGCTCTTTAGGAACTATAGCTTTATCTGATAAGGAGTAATCCCATATTCCAGTTTCATCTATAGTTATGAAAGGTAAATAAGCATCTGGTGATTTACCATCATTTCCCCTACGGCATAAACACATCCAATATAGCTCTGATTCTGCTTGTCCTTCTGGAAGAATTCCTATACAAGAAATACCATCAACTTCATCCCTGTTAATATTCAAATACCATCCTCCGTCGAATTCTACAGAGTCAAAGTATTTATACTTTGCACTAGGATCATATTTACCTTTAGGATTAGGCTTAAAAGGGCCCATATTAAAATCAGCCATAATTTCCACCTCCTTAATCTGATTTACTATAATGTCAAAATATTAGAGGGTGCGGACTCCCGCACCCCCATTTTGTGTTAATCTTCTTTGATTACTTTGGTGCTCTCGTCGAGCATTTCAATGTTATCAACAGAAGGATCAACAGCAGTCTGCTTTTCTACTACAATTGCTTGTATGGTTTGATTAGCAACCTCTTCAGCGCTCTTAGTAGTACCAATCATGTTTTCATAAGCAGTCTGGGCTATCGCCTTTAGCTGGTCTTCTGTCATTGTAATATTGTATTTTTCTGCAATCTGCTCTAGCTGTTTTACAACTTCTTCCATCTTTTCACTGCCTTTGCTGTCTTTCATGAACTCCCGAGCCCATACAACAAACTTATCTGCAAAGTTTGCTATTAGGGAGAATTCAGCAGCACCATTCTCGATAAGGGTTTTAGCCTCATCAGAAAGGTTAGGAGTTACATACTTACCGAATAAGTAAGAACCTACGATCAATACAATAACAACAATGTCTACAATAAGGTTTCCATTCATAGCTTATTACCTCCTTAAATAATATGGTTATTAATTTGTTTCATTAGTATTATCTGACTTCTCTTCTATACTATCATTTATTGGTTTAGAAACATCCATAGAATCAGCATCGATTTCAGCAGAAATAATATTTACGTTTGGTTCTTCTTCATCTGGAATTTCATCATTTACTGGAACTTCATCATCTAATGACCCTGTAGTGCTATTAAGAATCTCATTAAGTGGAAATTCAACTCCGACATTATCTGCGAAGTCCTGAATAACGCTTGATAGTTTAGAATTAACAAGAGTATCTAATTCTTTTTTAATTTTATTGTCATCTACAGTTTCTTTATTATTATTGTGCTCTGCTTTAGAATCAAAGTAAGCTCTAACCATATATACGAAAGCAACCCCCAGGATCGTAGTACAAAGCTGCTTACTGAGCTCTTCAGCAATTTGTACTTTATCCATAAATGCTAAGATATAAGTAATTTGTAAATCGATCAAACAGATTAGGATTATAATTGCTACAAGATTTTTTGTGTATGTTGGGAATTTAAGTCTGCTAAGCTTTGTCTTAAATGTGGTTTTCTGCTCTACTTTTCTGAGTTCATCATCATACCTTTCCTGACGATGATTATATTTTTCCGCTTCTCTCTCGGCTACCGTATGCGTCGGTGCCTTATTCTTTTTTCTAAATATTCCCATAATTGGTTTCCTCCTTAAGAAAATAAATTTTAATGTATGATACATTATTTATCTGTTAGCCTTAAATATCGAATTGGGGAAACATCATGGTAATAAATATTAAAGGAGGTTTTATTTTATGGCTTCTAATAACAATAAAGACCAGTTTGAACACGGCCGAATACCATTACGACCATTAGCATATAGCCAAAGAGAGAATGCTCAGACAGATGAGCTTATTATTGATTTTGGTAATACTGGTACGGAAACGTATCATATGTATATTGCAAGTTCAAACGATCCTACAAAACTTATAGATCTTACAGAGATGATTGTTGCTAAAGCTTTACCAGCAGCAAAATTTAACGTAGACCAGTTTGAGATATCATTAGAGGGTGTTGATGATCCATCCACTTTAAAAGACGTTATCAATTATATCTATAAAAGATTTTTATATCCTGAAAATTATGGTTTATTTGATTATGCCAGAGATAGTTATAAGCTCTTTGATGATTCGGCAGTAAATACATTATTAAGAGATGCTGAAGGTAGAGTAATTCTACCAATAACATTTGCTGATAACGTATTCTTTAAGAATGGCAAATCATTCCAAGATCAATACAATGAAATCACTAGACTGGCTATAAACAGACAAACTATTTATACTAAGAAAGATACCAAGAGTTATAAGTTTTTATATCCATTTGAGAACTATATGGATGATGTTGAAATAAGATATAACAGTAGGTATCTTACATCTGAAGAATATTTCATTGGTCCAGTGCTGGATGATGATAATAACTTTACTTATGGTTTATTAACGTTAAATCTTGAAGAGATTAGTAGCAACGATCAAATTGATTTTATATTCACATATAACGCTAAAGCATATGAGGATGTAAAATACCAGTATATGGATGGAAAGAATATATCCATGAAATCAATACCGATATCCAGATTAGAGAAAGTTTCCGATAGCTTCACTAATACTGATGAAACTGCTGTAGCAACTTCTAAAGGATTATATAATCTTTATTTAGAGATGCTTAACATGGTTGATCATAACGTTGATAATGTATCATATAATATCGACATCAGCGAGTATGATAATTTTATTCATATTGATTCTTCTAAGAATATCATTGAATATGATTATTTCATGTGCAACGTTCTTATAGGAACAGCTAAGAGATTTGATGCTACTGCATTGATAGCATACAATGGTGGTTCTATAACTAACGTTCCTATAGTAGATGCTAGAGGAAAAGATCTTACTAAAGGCTTACCATCTGGAAAGATTGCTAGATTTATGTGGTACAAAGAAGAGAGAAAAGTTTATCTTATGACCACCGATATATCTCAGCTCAGAACTGGTAGATGGGTTTATAAAGCATTAGAGAGTGAGACAGAAATTTGCTATTGTGGAATGAGATATGAGCTTGGGGCTTGTATTACGGTATATAAGAATGGATTAAGATTATTTGAAGATCTTGATTATTCTATCGATGCCAAAAATGAGAAGATTGCTTTATTTAATCCAACCATTGAAGGGGATGTAATAATCTTCGAAGCGTTATATTTATAATAAATATCAATCACAAGAAATAGAGGTAGGGAATTATCCCTACCTCTAAATCTTTTTTGTTTTTAGAAATATAATGTATAAACGCAACTTACCGATTTCTCAGGATCACTTAAGATTTCAGTTGGAATATTAATTAATGAGAAGGGGCGAATATCTGTAAATACTTCGATGCTTTTAGTTCTTGTATTACCATCGCTATCAAGCTTAGTCTTTTCTACCGTTCTTCTCCAACCGCTAACTAATGATAACTGATTGATTTTGGCATTGGCTAAACCTTTATGGGCTATAAAGAAGTCTCTACAATCACTCTTTGTGATTTTAAGATGTAATTCTACATATGTCTGAGCTTTATTAGCCATAGTCTTATTCTTATAAACATTTGCTGAAGTCACAGTATCAGCAAAATTTCCTGTAGTTGAGATATAATTCTGTACCATTGTAGGAGAATTAGAAAATTCCTTAAAATAATAAGCAGTTCTAGTCTGTCCATTAGAAAGAAGAATATTCTTTTTTCCCTTATAGATTGATTCATCTACAGCATCTGCCGACTGCAATGGATACATAAATGGCACCAATGAATCAGGATCAATCCAGCTTGCATAATCAACGTCAAATGTATCAGAGATATCCAATCCTGCCCCTCCTTGACCTACACAGAAACCAATAATCATTCTCTGTGATTCATCGGGAACAGAACCAACAACAAAACCATTACTATCTTTAACAGTAATAGATGGATAAGAAGATGCCGTAGCAGCATCATCTAATTCAAGTTCAGTATCATAGGTCGGAGTATTATTAAGGCAACTACGATCAAGCTCAAATAACTTCATTGCCATAAGAGCAGATCCTGCAATAACAGTTCTATTATGCAGTGGTTCCCAAATCATCTCTCCAGTCTCATCATTATAGAATTTAAGTTCAGAAGAAACACGAAGATTTCCATTCTTATCATACTTAATAGCATGATCTTCATTTATTCGTGCTCTATCTGTATAGTATCTGAATTCATTCATTTTCAAATTCCCTCCATTCAAAGATATCTTTAGAAAAGTGATTAATCTCGTCAATGATCTGAGAAGCATTAACCTGATCTTCTGTAACATCTGTTGTCATAAGAAGTTCATTCTCGTTTACTTCCTGGAATCCTGCACTTTCACTTTTAATTATAAGTTCACCGTTTGAATCAGTAACCTGAATATCATCATTGTTAAATATAATATGCATATTCTCGTAATTATCAGTAATTCTGATTCTATTTTCAACTTTAGATATTACTCTAACTCTATCGTGAGGTCTACAGAATTCTTTCCTATCCAGTACAAATCTTACTAGATCTGGGAAGAGATCTGTATATTTTTCTCCACTAGGGCTTAAAGCATCTATAGGATTTATTTTAACGTTATCATATATAAAGACATTATGCTTTGTATCATCAAGCGTTACTTCATATTCTTGATCTTCAAGTACTTTAATTGTATTCTCCATCTTGGAGTCAAATTTGTATATCGTATTAATACCAAGAAGATGAACTTTCCAAGATTTAAAGAAATTAATAACCTTTGAAATATACTGCTGAATGAAATTAGCAGACACTGCAGGGAAATATGAATATAGATATCCATAACTGTAAGTATCAATATACTCATCAATAGCATACGTTACTTCAACAATATTATCTGCTATTTCTTTCTGCATTGTTTCAGTATCTAATGATTTAAAATACTTCAATTTCTCGTACAATACAGCATCTCTAGTCTCTAAGAAATCAGTGTATGTTTTGGCGTACTGATTATCTCCTATCTTGAATGCTTCTTTATTATACTCAGAAGTCATAAGAGAATCATACAGCTTCTTATAGATTTGATAGGTGTCATAATCACTGCATTCTGCCATTTTTGTTGTAATATAATTATATATAGCTTTATTCGTATTATAAAGTTCTTGAAGCTTTTCATACGAAGGAATATCTTGAGCTATAAAATTATCACTATAGGATTTCATAAACTTAATATTCTTTACCACAATATAATCTCCAATATGAATTGGGAATTCATCATAGCAATATATTAAGAATTTTATTGCAGGATGTATTTTATTATTTGCTGTAAATACTTGGTTAACATGAATGGCTGTTTCTTTAAATACTTGATATTCTCTATCGGTTTCTTTAACACAATCCTGATCTGCTTCATTGCTAATCTGAACTCTTCCGTTGAAGTTTGTCTCTACATCGAACGACATATAATATCTTGAACCATATTCGAGTTCAGTATCTCCGATATATGAAGTAGCCTCAAGATAGAAGCCAGAGCCAATCTTAGTTGATTCGCCATCTTCTTCAGTGGATTGAATAGTCGTAGAATCTGGTTTTGTGTAATACCATTTATTCTCACCATTCATACCAACAGCATTATCTGGATCATAAGATGGATCTTCATAGAAATAATCATTCTCGTCCCATACTTTATCTGTAACTTCAGGATTATATACAGAATCTTCATCTGTAAATGAATCAGATGATGTTGTTTCATCAAGATATCTATTGAGCACAACAATCATTGTTGATGTATCATCATATGATGCTAATTTATTTAAAGCCAATCCATATCTGGTATCACTATTATAAGTAAATACTCTATTAGGATTTGTTACTAAGATATAATTCTTATCATCTGGGGCTAACTCATTGTAAGTATTATCCTCTTGTAATATAAGAACGTTTGTTATATTGAATGGCTCTGTATAATCTTCATATACAGCAATATGCTCTATAACCAAAGAATAAGTTCCAGTATCAGGATTTATATAATAACAAGTTGTAGGATGAATTAATTCACTTTCAGGAATGAAATTTCCATCCTTATCTTTAACGAAATAAGTAGTATTGATAATAATACTACTATTTTCATCATAGTAGCTACTGAGTTTCATATAATAAACTCTAGGATTTGCTGCAGGGTCAAACCATTCAGTTTCTCTATCTGCTATAACGAAACATTCTTCTTCATTAAGAACAAATGAGTTACCATCTTCTGATCTTACGTAGTAATCTGTATCAGATAATCTTATGAAATGGCCATCTGAATGCCTGATAAAGCAATCTTCCTCAGATACCATTATATCATCAGTATCTTCTACATCTTTTAACAAAACGTAACTTACTTCACCGTTCTTTACAACTGCAACGTAACAGTTATTAGGATTTAATTTCCATTCATTTTCATCATAGATATAATACTCGCCAAATAAGAGTATTCTCTTTCCTGGCTCATATGGATCGTCCATAAAATATTTATCTTCAGTAATTTCTTCTATAATACCATTGACTTTCCTATAGAAATGATCTGCAGCAAATACGCATTTCTGATCTCTATTTCTTATGATATTAATATCATTATCAAATATGCGTTCATAACCATTTCTATATTTCATATATGGTTGAGATGAGCTCATATAATAATCACCATTACTCTGACGAGTATACTGATAATAAGGAGTTATCTTCTTGCCATTGAATATGATATATTGCGTATAATCCATGATATAAACTTCATTGGAATTATCATCTATCAATTCAGCCATCATTCCATCATCTGTAGTAATGAAACCATGAATAACAGACTCTATATCTCCAATTAACGATTTACGGAATAATTCATATCCGAAAGCGTAGTTTATATTTTGGTTGTATTGCAATGGCAACAGATTCTGTTTGAAGATATCTTTCTGATAATAAGAATTATTAAGAGAGAAGAATGATCTCAATGTAATAACCTGACTAAACTCAGTTAATGAATCATCAACAACAAAATCTTCTAAAGACATCTGACAGTTATCATTAAGCCATTTCTCCAATTCGTCTATATCAGCACCAAGATTAAATGCTGTTATTCTGTAGTTTTCGAATGCTTCATGATAATCATATCCATCTTCAGCAATTCTATCATTAATGCTAAATACATTATACTTCTTATCGTCACTTAATAGTTCTCCAGAATCTTCATCTGTCTGCTGGAAGTATTTTTGGTCTTTTAATACTTCATTAGCGCACTCACTGAAATTGTATCCTTTAACATACAATATTTGAGTTGGAGAATACATGATATTGTCCTCTAATCCATCATATAAATACATCAAAGCAAACAGATAACATACAATATCCATAAAACGGAACTTATGCCCTGTCTTAATGCTTGCCACCTCTACAGTAAGATTATCTTCTGAATAGAAGTTATCGAAAAGCATATTGTAGAAGTATGATACCTGAAACGCTAATTCAGTCATTTCTGTTACAGTTTCTATTGAGATGTATTTAGATTTAACCGCATTAAACTCATAATCAAGAATCTTCTGAGCTAAAGCATCGTGTTCAAGTCCTCCGTCCCATGTATCACCTTCATCAGCAGTTACAATTTCATCATAACCGTCAATATAATTAGGATCGTTCTTATAAGTAGTAAGACTTTCTCCTATAGGAACTCTAATAAATTTAAGAGTCGCAGGTTGAGTGTTTGCTTTAATTGATGTGAAATAATCTAAATCTTTTACACTCAAGAAATTATCGTTATCATCTGGATCTCTAACGTAGTAATCTACATCATTATTCATAATGACTTTCTGTTTTATAGTTCCGTCATCTTCTTGGACGCTTATGGTTTTTATATGATAGGATTCATCATAATCTTTATAATCGGTAAGTTTAGAATAATGAGTCCCATTATAATCAGAAAAATCACCGTCAGAATTCTTGACATATAGTTCGTCTATATCATATGAAATATCATTATTCTCTTCAAGTACATACTCTCCAGTATCTAAAGAAGTATTTCTAGATTTGAATAAGTAATAGTTGAATACTTTTACATCATCAAATCCAAATATACTACAAATATCTATCATATTCTTCGTACTTGATTTGTACTTGATTAATGTATTAAGATTTTTAAGCATCGCTCTCTGATATTTTAATGGAATCTCAGAGTAGTATGGAATGCCAAATGCCTCAAACATATAGCTTATGCATCTAGCATCAAATACTTCTCTATCAATGATATATTCAGGAATATGAACTAGCATATCCATGATCGTATTTAAGAGAATAAATATAATCATAAATTTGTCGTAATAATCAGACTGATACTTATACCCATCTGCGTAGACTGTTCTAATTACATAATCCCTATTTACTGTATAGATATCTACAAACTTCTTTTTAGCATCTGTATCATCTACGTCTGGCACATACATTAATTGAAATTTCTGTGCTTTTCTGCAAGTATATACATCCAAAGCGTCAGCTCCAAGATGATTAAAATAATCATATCTACCATCAATATCATTAGTATTATTATCTTTACATGCAGCAATATATTGCTCAAGAACTCCATACTCTTCCAAGATACTGATGTCATAATCATCGAAATCACATAATGCTTGATCCCAATGTGACTCAGGATAAGCTGTAGCTGGGATAAGGGAAGTAAATCTAGTTCCAAAATCAATGAAACTCTTTGTGGTGGAATTATATGTCCTTTTAAGAGTATCTTCCATAGGTTCTCCATTATCATCTAATGGTGGTTGTCCCATAAGAGCTCTATAATACTTATTAAGCTCAGTATAGTTGTTTGGATACCATTCCATCATATCATTAGTGATACTCTTCTTAATTTCAGTTCTCTTATCCTGAGAGATGGATGCTAAATACTCGTTAAGCATATTCTTAGATTTCTCATACGCTTCTATATTGGTAATTTCATCTATAAAAGTATTTAGAATAACTTTAAGTGTTTCTTTAGGCATATAATCGCTGAGATACCAATAATCTACTTGAGATGCTTTGCATTTCTCGTAGATATCTTTATTTATCATAGGATTATAGCATTCTACATATTTCTTCATCATATTAGAAGATAAGTCTGCTTTTTCCTGCTCGGGATCTAATGAGTATGAATTAAAGTATTCTTCAAGAATATCTAGCCCATCATACAACTGAAACGAATCTACAGTCGTTTGCCCGATAGCAGAATATAATGAATCTAATAATTCATCTGCCGGAAATAATGGATATAATTCAGAGTAAGATGAATTACCAGTCTTGCATTTGTTGTAGACTGATTCGTAAGCGATGAACTCGTACCATTTATTATGAGATTTAGATACATATCCACGCTCAATCATCATTTCATAATGACTAATAAATACTGCTGTCATAGCGCTTGTAATATTATCGAGCTCGGTATCTATTGTGCTATCAATTCTGGAATCAATATATTCTTGAAATGCATCAAGAGATGATACCATATCATTGATATCTGAGTTGTTATAATTATTAAGATATTGCTTTACGATTCTTTTCATCGTCTCTGTGGGAATTTGATCAAATAAATCTTTATATGTAGCAGATTTAGTTAAGCAAGACTCATATAAAGGTTTATTATCATCAATCCATGTATCATCTATATTAGTAAGATAATGCATCATTATGTCATAATGATCAATATAAATAGTTCTTGCAAGACTTGATATTTTTCTAAATAAATTAACTCTTTCATAATCAGTGAAAGTTCTAAAATATGTTTCAAGAGCATCAACGTCTTCTACATAAAGATCAATATTACTTTTTATAGGAATATATTTTTCCAAAATCTCTTTTGGAATTGTGGGGAATAATTCATATGTAGCTCGACCTTCAACGCAAGCTATAAGTGTATTCCCGTTGCTTAAAGATGCTTCCGTTTCATACGATAAAGCTTCATCTTCATCCTTAATAACGCAGTTCAATGCTAAGATCTTAGCATAATATAATACGTTATCTACGAATGGATTATCCGTATACGTCTTTTCAGGAATATACATGCCCATATCCCTCCTTTACTTGTTTAGAATTATTAGTATGTGCAGATATAGAATTTTTACCCTTTATAATGATCTACCTCACGAATACCATTTGAATACGTGATATCTTGTTTGATTAGTTTACCATTTGCTGTATAAGTATTTCTTTCAATATAACCATCGCTCATTCTTTGATATATTAATCTGCCTTCTTCATCATGAATTTCTTCAAGAACTTCATCTCTTTTATACATAAAGCATCATTCCTTTCTCCTAATAGAATAATCTTAAAAGCTTCATTATAAAGGGCGAAACATTAGTATAATAAATAGGAGGTGATTTTATGGATAGACCTGTAAACCCTATGATTGATTCTCCAGATCATCCCAATGCAATATACTTTGCTCAAACCAGGGATACGTTAATCGATACGGATATATATTCAAGATTTATATATTCTTGTGAAAACAATTTTAGGAAACTTAGATTCTATAAAGATTACAAATCATTTGTAATGGGTTTAGGATTAGATAGGGATCAAAATATGCCAGCCATTACGTCAGATATGGCTACCATAGAAATGCATCATAATCTTCCTACACTCAAGCAAGCTACAATAATGATTACAGAGCATCTTCTAAATACTGTAGGCTATTGTACCACATTTGATGTAGTACAACACTTAGAATGGGCTCATAGAAATCATTGGTTAGATGTAATTATGCTATCAAAAACTCAGCACCAAATGCATCATGCAAATCCTGCAGATTTTATATCTACAACTCAATGTTGGGGATTTCCTGAATACTTCATTATGAATTATCTGGACGGTATGACTCTTGATATATCATTCGCTATACTATTACAGATTAAACAAGAAGCTCAATACGGAGGTTCATACAATCCAATGCTTATTCAAGCTAGAGATAGTATCATAAGCTGGCAGAGATATAATGGTATTTATTATGGAATGCCTCAACCGCAACAACAAATTTATGTAGCTTAAAAAAGAAAAGGGTGAGAGAAATCTCACCCTTCCTTTTAATTTGTAATGTTTCGGGAACTTTATATTAAAAAAATAAAAAACGGAGGAATTCACATGAATACTTACACAATAATTGGAATCATTATTATTTGCTTTTTTGCTATAATCACTATAGTTATAGTTGGTTTGCTTAATACTCTAATAACGCAATTAAAAGAAAAGAATAGGCTTGAATCAATGCAGCCTATAATGACTGTAGAATATAAAGAGGATGAGATTCTTAATCATCTTGATTATATCATTATGGATGCTTTGAATATCTATACAATACTTAATATTACATCTAAGAGTATTTACTATATTAACTCAAAGATGGAAAAAGAAATGATAGAAACAATTCAAAATGAAATACCAGAACAGTTATCGCCTACATTGCTTACCAAATTATCGTATATTTACAATACTGATTACATTGGTAAGTTTTTAGGTCAGCATATTTATTTGGTTATAACTCAGTTTGTAATTGATTTTAATACACAAAATGGCGGAAATGCCAAAGCAGAATAAAAAATAAATCAGTGCAAGAAATAGAGAGTAGGGATATCCCTACTCTCTTTATCTATTGAAATATAATGATATTAAAATCTTTTGGATCTCTAATAAGATTTGTAAATTATAAGTAATATCAAGCATTGGTTTTATACTATCATCTATCTGAGATATTGTATAGCCAGTAGAGAGACGACTGAATAATTTGAAATGATATTGAGATTCATTATCAAACTTTCTATAATACTCTACTGGAAGCTGAAGATTTATATACTGCATATAGATATCTTTTAGCATCCTCATTGCCACTTCAACTCCATCTATTTGTACAGAATAGAATATGTCTTTTAATGCTTGGTAGAATGCATTTTCATGCAATGGTAATACATTATCAGATAATCCTTTTATATCAAGATATTCTTCTTTATTGATATTACTATAATAATAGAGCATATCCATTTTGCATATTGGAGTATTCACTCTATAGAAAGATGTATAAATATTTTTTGGCATGAATTGAATCATGCCGAAGTTTGTGTTCTGTAATTGTCTATTAATCACAAAAACTGCATCATTAAGAATCATTAATACTTCATGATCTTGGATGTCATTTGCTTCAAATAAAGCTTTTTTAGCCTCTATAATTCCAGACTGTAAAGCTTTTGTTACTTCTTTATTATCTCTTTGAAGCATACCAACAAATTTCTGTCTTACCATACGTTCTGATTGGTAGAGATAATCATACGTTGGTTTGTCTATAACTCCTTTAAGATATAATACATTAATATTGGCTTTCGATATATCATATTCAGTAATGAATGTATTAGTCAAATATGAAATATCTGCTGTATAATTTATATATTCATATAATTCTTTTGATTTATTCATACTTAACCTCCTTTCATTACTAATATAATATATCGCCAATAAAAATTTTAAGCTCTAATCCAACGTGAAATGGTAAACTTAGAACCTTCATATTCACCATTTTGAAGATTTTCAGCTTTTTTGAACCGATGGTCTGCCTCTAGATTAATAAAGTGCTTATCGGCATCGTATTCTTTCTCAAGCTTCGTAACATAGATCTCATCCACTTCATCAATAAATAAGTTATATACTGATTCTCCACCGATTATAAAGATAGGTACATGCTTCTCTAATCTAAGAATCCTTTCCATATCATCTTTATTATATGCTTCCACATTCTCTATATCGCCATACTTTCTTGGTAATCTAGTAAGAATCATGTTTACTCTATTTGGTAATGGCTTACCAATAGATTCAAATGTTTTACTACCCATAACAACAATATTTCCTGTAGTAAGATTTCTAAAGAATTTCATATCTTCAGGTATCTTAAACAATAGTTGATTATCTTTTCCAATTGACCAATTTTTATCAACTGCTACTATAGCTTTCATTATTTACACTGCTCCTCTCTAATAAATCTATGCTCGCCATCTGTTACTTTAACGATAAATATTTCATTACATGAGTTGCATCTAAGAAGGGTTGATTTGTTTTTGTATAACTCATCTATGTTTTTATCTATTAGTACGTTAACCCCATTACAGTATGGGCAAATTGCACTAAACATGATTAAGCCTCCAATTGCTTTATATAGCTAAGACAATCGCATAAGTTTAAAAAATAAGCACATTTTTGTTTTGTATTTATTAATGGTTTCTCAGTTCTTGGAAAGTTTTCTATATCCAATATATAATAGTCTGATGTAATGTAATAATACAATATTCCATCATCTTCTATTGGATCTTCAACTTTCATGTATTTCCAGTCTAGAGATCCATTATCCAATGCAGAACTTAATGTAGTAGACGTGTAATCTCCATATTCTGGATTATTGGTGTATATTGGCACTACTGGTGATGGATCATTAAACTCTTTAGAAGTTCCATCTTTATAATATAGTTTTCTTCTATATCCATAAACGATGGACGGCATCATAGCAGTAAATGTTTTAGGATATGGACCTAGAGTATTCGGTACTGTATAATGATGAATGTATTTTGTATTAACGTCGTAATACTCTTCCTCAGTTTCAGTATGGAAATCTTGTGGGTGCTCTAAGAATCTTAATAATTCAAAATAAGCATTTTGTACTCCAGTGATTTTTACTTTTATAGGTCTGAACCTATTAACTGACTTATATATAGTTTCATCCAGTATGCCTTCCCGCAGTTCAACACAATGAGCTGCATAATACAAATAAACTTCTTCGTTATTTTGTAGTCTTTGGACAATTTTATCCAATTCATTTTGGGTTATCATATGGTTTAACCTCCTTTCATTTATATCAATGTTTCCAAGAGGCCTATTTACGACAAAAAATTTAGGCGGAGAATAATCTCCGCCTATAGGCTAATTTTTACCAACAGCTTTTACAACTTCCTCATATTTCTCAGGGTATTTTTCTTTGAACTCCTGCCATGTTGGAAAGTGTATATCCCATCCCATCTTTCTAGGATTATAGAAATCGTCAAATACTGCAGCTTGAGCAATATCTTCTGGCATACCAAGATCTATTACCATCTGCAGTAATTCATCGGATTCAACAGAGCATTCAATCCCTGCTGGTATTATAACCTTCTTACAGGTTTCACATCTAGCGCCATCACATGTCCCACAATTATCATCGCTTTCAAATGGCGAACCATGATACATGTGCCCAGTATAATAAAACCTTTCAGACATGTATGACCAATATTCTTTATCTAAGACTTTGTCTAAAATATTAATCTGTTTCACTGTCGTCTTCATCATCTTCCATTCCTTCTTCCTTAGATGATTCCATTGCTTCAAACTGTTTAATCAATCCATCAATCTGTTCTGGATTTACATCTTTAGCAATAGAACCAACGATATTTGAATACATTAAGCAGAAGCTATAGACGGTATTTACTATAGTCTTCGCTGTTTCTGCTTCATCATCGTACCTTGTTGCCAATATTG